TATAGCCGCATTACTATCATTTAACTTGAGGTTACCACCAAGAGTTAAAAGTTCACTCGGATTAGTGTTGGATAAACCAACATTACCACCAGATACGACTCGTAAACGTTCGGTATTCTTTGTCTTTATGATGACCGACTGATGACTGGGCGACTCTTTAGCACCATTAATTTCGAGAGCACTGATATTCGAGGTCAATGGACCCGCACGAATACTCACCGTGTTCGAAGTAGAATCTTCACCCGTGATATCACCGTGAATGATAACATTCGCGGCTGAAGAAATACCAGATTCACCCTCTACCTCGATGAAATCCTGTACACGAATAGACTCGGTGATGAGACGACCCGTCGCTGTGTTACCGATCACGGTAACGGCATTCGCGTCTGTGGTACTGAAGAATATCTTGTTACCGATAGATAATGTATGCGCAGGATTCGTATTCGCGATACCGGATGAATTGACACCCGTCGTTTGAATACCATGAGATTGAATCTTAGAAGACACCACCATAGGTATGACGGCATCTGCATCTAATGTAATTAGGTTACCTACAGTTAGACCACTGTCTCCAATTCGTAAACCTTCAAAGAAGCCAAACCCGTTTGCGTATAATACATTACTAGATGTAGCAGCTTTATCATCTATGTGTACATTCGAACCAATAGAGAGAGAAAGTGTTGGTGATGTGTTTGCGATACCCACATTGTTTTGTGTATATATGTCACCATACACATGAAGATTTACAGTGTTGGAAGTATCTAAGATGGAATCAAACGTCGCTGTTGTGGGGCCACCAAAAGTTCTCGTGATATTAAACTTATCATTTGCGTGTGTATATCCTAAAAATATATTGGACGAACCTGTAGCACCATCCCTCATAAGAACAGCCATATCATACGTTCCATTGTTACCATCACCCATGAGGATAACAGCATTGGAGACGACCAAATTATTAACACTTGTATAATCTGGAATCTCTGTGATCGCCAAGTTACCGGTGATATCAACATCACCAAATACTCTCAAAAACCCATCTCTGATGACAACATTACCCTTTTCAAAAACGGCTACATTAGAACCATCACTGGCAGCCTCGTTACCAACCAAAAGGTGTGTACCTATAGCCGCATTTGTAGAAAAGGTGTTACCAGTAATCTTCAAAACATTTGAAGCATTAGCATCCACAAAAAATTTATCATTTGTCGTCTTGAGTGTACTGGTCGCAAACAAGTTTGTCGAAACTGTATTACCCTGAACGGTGACAATATCTTGTAAACTTCGGTTCATGATTACGCTATCTTGACCTAACTGAAATTCGTTAGTTGGGTTATCGGTTCCCACACCAACCTGGGTGGCAGTTAGACGATAGACATTCGTGAGACCTGTAAATTCTGTCCTTTCTACCGGTGCAAATACTTGATTTGTAATAGTTAGATTCGCAACTTGAATCTGATCTGCTGTAATCTCACCAGCATCAATACTCGCGAGACCACTTAGAACGTCGGTCTCTCGTGGTGCAGCGTCTAGACTTGTTACGAAAATCTGATCGAAACGTACTGTTCTGCCCATCTATACATTAGTTACCGAATAAAATTCCAGCTAGACCATTGCGTATTCTAAGCACATTGTAGTTTACGGCATACACAAAAAGTTCCTGACCAGGTGGTCTAAGAACTCCCTTCTCTACACCGTTTAATGATAGGACAGCACTGTCTATTCTCGAGAAATTACATGTACCCGATGGATTATATTCTGATGCGTTTAAACAGAAGTGATACGCAAAATATCTAGTGTTAAAAAGTACTTCAGTTTCTGGAATAAAGTCTGAATGACCATAAGAAGATTTGTAGTAATTTTGAATAGTGTGAAAGTAGACTGGAGTCATTTTTTCAAACAAATGCGCGCCATTGATTTGTAGATCAGCTTCAAGGAAGGTGAAACGATCATCCGCAAAATTTTCACTTAAAGCACTAAATCCCCAAAAGAGAGACTTTATGGGATGATTAAATGTTGATAAATCAATTCTATTGTAACCACCCACATCAGTGTTATTATTCGTAACAGTGAGTAACTCTGTTTTGAAACCCTGAACTTGAGTTACTATGAAGTCCATCTGTCTCTTCGTGAAGGTTTCTCTTTCATCTTTATCCAGATAGATATAGTTTCCATAGACTTTAGCACTTTTTTCAGATGCATCTAGACCAGCTATATTCGTTTCATCAAAGTCTATCTTTATTTCAACTTGATGATGCTGGAGAGCTATAAGAGGTAAAAACGCTTTGTGATCACAGAAAAAGAAATGAAGGGGTAAGAATGTGTGACAAGACCTAGACGTTTTGTTATTCAACTCTTGCGACTTCGTGTAAGAGTCTGCGAGATAGTTTGTCCATATATCGGAAAAATAGTCATAATGTTGAGAATCTATTTTTTGGCCGCCGATAAAAAGGGAAACGGTTGAATTATAGAAAAGATTTGAAGCTATATTAGCATTTCTATTGGCTGACTCTAACCATATACCGTTTATAATATCACCTAGAACTGGTATCGTAATGGACGTATCAGTGGTAGTGACCGTTTTAATGTATTTTGGGGCTTGAGAAAAATTCGTATGACGTGTAAACTTGGTACGAAAAAAAGAATGTCCTTCGTCGCTTATGATGTAGGCATCTTGAACACCTTTAGAAACGAGTTGTATTAATGCACCCGACATTTACTAATTAGTCAGATTATAAAAACAGACACTTTCCCTGAGGGAAGTCACTCTTCGGCTCTTCCGCCATTTTACCCCGTATATTGAATCCACCCTGTCTATAGACCTTGAGTCTCTTATAGTACATGGCCGTAAAGATGGACCATGGATCATGAACATCATATATGTGTGGATCATTCTGTTTACCCTTCGTTTCTCTCATAATACGACCAATGCTTTGTGTTATATCAGACTTGGGTGAGGCTAAAATAACAGTATCTAACGTAGGAATATCTAAACCTTCATGAGCTTGGGAGAACGTCGCGAAAATGATCTTCTTTTTTGAAGATTCTTGGAGTTCTGCTTCCTTCATTCCACCCATGTAGAGTCCTGAAGTCTTTGGAAAACATTGATGAAGGAATTCACAATGAAATCTTCTATCACTGAGGACGAGGAGTTGCCTTGTACCGGCTGATGCTTTCTTTACAAGCTCACAGAGCATCTTATTTCTCTGTCGGTCCTCGACGAGCTCAGTTATCATATTTGGCATCGATATCTTTCCATTTCTCATAGATGGTGGTGGATTTTTGTAGTTTGGAGATTCGTACACAATTGGAAACACCTCCACCTGTCCTTGATTCTTTCTTTCAACCGCGAAAAAGGTGGGGCCCATAAACCAATGTAAAACCTTGGTTAGACCATCTTTCCTCTCTGGTGTTGCTGACAGGCCATAGATATGACGAGGGCAAAGCTTGAACAGACTTTGACTGAAAACCTTAGCACATATATGATGTGCCTCGTCCACTATGAGAGTACCTATACTCTCAAAATCTGTAAAAGAGTATTCCTTGAGGGACAGTGATTGAAGCATAGCGATGACAAAGTCACAATCAACTTCTTTCTTATCCTGTTGCACAATACCTATACTGGCACCTGGGCAGAACTGTTGAATTCTTTCCCTCCATTGATCAGCTAAGAACTGTTTGTGAACAACTATCATCGTTCGGTATCCCAATTTACAAGCTATGGCCAAAGATACCGTCGTTTTACCGTACCCACATGGTAAAGAAAGGATACCATGGCCAGCTTTAATTGCCGCTCTGAGGGCGTCGTTTTGGTGTGTGGCATCTCTAAGTTGACCAGCGAACTTAGTTTGAATTCGGGTAGGTTCGGGGCGTTTGTCTTGGGAAGGCTCTCCAAGTTTATCAGTTCCGTAGAATCTTGGAACGCACACTCCAGTCTTAGTTGCTCTGAAAACTTTAAAAGGCGGTGGAGGAAATCCATAGTCTCCGTTGACGATTGGTCTTACCGTAAGTTCCTTTTTAATTTCGGAAATTGGACCCGAATTTACGAGATATCCAGTTCGAGTGAGCATACTTATTTAAAGATGTGAAACTTTAAATAAGTACACGATGCCTACTCTTAGTATTGACGAAAACATTAATAGACTTCAGAATTCTATTGAGCAGATGACTCAAGAAATTTTTAGGATGCAAGGGATGTTAAAGACTTTTATAGATCTAAAGGCCGCTGGAGTGAACAACATAGAAATTCCTTCTCAAGGATTGGAAAAGATTGAGGAGGAGAGTACCCAAGAAAATCCCGAGTAATTGCCTACATTCCAAATACCCTTAAAGTCTAATTCAACTTCAACTTCATCATCCTTTACTAGGGATTGTATAGGTTTACCCTCAAACTTACACATCACCCTTCGATAACGAAATGGTACTTTAACGGTGAGTACCTTACCATCTAGTGGATTATCAATGTTTTGATTTAGAAGAAGATGTATTTTACTCGTATGCATACGCTCTATGATTTCTGAAACTTTTTGAGGAATCACAAAGCGTATATACTTTTTGTCATTATGATCATAAAATGGTTCGTACACTTTAGCTGTGAACTTCATCTAAGATACACTAAAAGTAAAACTATAAGTAACACTAAGAGGATTATTCCAACGTGGGTTAGTAAGATTGGTTTCAATGGTTTCCTTGTTCCGAAGCATATATGGCTTAGGGCTCGCGAAACTTCAACAGAGGCCTCAATACTTGAATATGGTGTGTGTCTAGGAGACATCATACCACACATAGCAACCTTTGAGCATTTCCCAAAGAAGGGAAGCTGTCCCTTAAGGCTGAGCACACCAGATGATTGTGAGAAGTTCCATTTGTTTTCTTTCCATTCAGCACCCCAACCAATTCTGGTTGAGGTGGGTTGAGGTAATCGGAGTTGACGAACAACTTCATTGATGAGTGTTTCGGGGTCAGAACTTAATACCTCTTTACCGAGATCGCATATGACACATGATACTGTTTTACCATCTACGAGTACCTTTGGTTGGAGATTCCATTTTGTTTCTATAGCTATTTCTAGATCTGACTTAAGTTGAACTGGTTGATCATAGTCGAGTAAAACGTTTATCGCACCATATGTACTTGGTCTAAGTTTAGCATCAGCATCGGGTCCCCAGTTATCACTGAGTATGTTTAGGGCCGGACTATTGTCCATACACAAGAAGAGAATACCATCCTTCACAATCCTTTCATCCGAAAACCTGGCAATAAAATCATTTTTACCATATTGAATGTCCAGAAGTTCGGCACCAAATACAAAGTTGGCACCCGCGTTTAGTACTGCTTCTTCCATCGCATCACACATAACCTTACCAGAAACACGTTGAGTATACCTCTTGGAAAGTAAAACATGATTCCAATTATTCACAAGTTCGTACGCACTCATTACATCCCAAGTTACACCGTCCATTATGAGCGGGAGGTGTTCAATGAGATCTTTAGCTTTTTTGGTTAGGGGTCCTACTGCATCCTTCACTGAAATAGTTTTGTACTTCTTGGGATCCCAGAGAACTTTAGCTATGAGACTCACCAGAGTTTTATAGTCATCATATTGTAAACTTTTAAGAGTAAAATCCCATACACCACTGTCCTCATCTAAAATGAACATCTTGTCCCAATCAATTTTCATTTCGTCAAACAGGGAACGAGTATTTACAAATGCTCGATCAAAAAGAATTCTGTGTGCGTGAAGGTCACGGGTCTCAATATCAGGCTCCCACCAAGAACCACCTGCTGACATTTTCCTGTCATAAATGGTAACGCTGTAGTCGCCCGACCGTAGAATTTCCCATGCAAGGGACAGCCCTGTTGGACCGGCGCCAACAATGTGAAAATTCATTCTACTTTTAACAGATATTTTTTAAACACCTAAGA